TTGAAGCCAAACTTCGTCGCTGGATTGCTGACCAAACTTTAGGACGCCAATCAATAGGCGATTGTGACATTTTGGTGTCAGGTCATTATCATTCATTTCGTCTAGCAGATTGGGGAGGAGTCAAATGGCTACAAGCGCCGAGTCTCGACGGGGGAAGCGTGTGGTGGAGACAGTCCAAGGGGGAGGTTGCGGATGTGGGAGTTCTGACATTCCTAGTGACCAGCGAGGGAGTCTCGGACATCCAAGTCTTATGAACGACCCTAGAGACATCGCTTTATACGCCGCTGAATTGGTCTCAGGAGACCGTCAGGACGCTTATGGGCATCCACTTGATAACTTAACAAGGGCTTCAAAAATATGGGCTGTAATCCTCGGCTGTGAGGTTTCTGCCGAGCAAGTCGCCCTTTGCATGGTTGGCATGAAGATTGCCCGTGAAGTCAATCAATCCAAGCCCGACACCGTAGTAGACGGCATTGGCTATTTTCTTACGCTTGGCATGATTCAAGAAGAGCGCCTCCGTAGGGAGAATAACTAACCCCAGTTGTGATATACTTGTCTTGTCCCGAGAGGAGGGCAAGATGAGAGAGTTCAGAATTTCCGAAATAGGAGTTGAGAAGACTCTTGCTAAAGCGCAGAAACTTGCTCAACGGGCGCAGAAAAAAGGTTTAAGTGGTGGCTACCAAGTACGCATTGAAAAGCGTTTTGAAGAAATAGAAGGCATCAGCCACGAATATCAAGTTTTAGTTATTGAAGGCGAACCAGTCAAATTTAATGGCTGGCAATTTATCGGTGTTGCCGAGTTTATCGAAGGCAAAGCAATCACAAAATCAATCGCAGGTGGTCGTGAAATCAAGCCATCTGAAGTCAAGGTTGGTTATTGCGAGCATTGCCAAAAATCTAGGTTTCGTTCAAAAGTAATCTTTGTTCAAAATGAAGAAGGCAAGTTATTTCAGGTTGGCTCCAGTTGCGTAAAAGATTACATAGGCTGGCAGTTCAGCGCTTCTTACTTACCAACAGAGGAAACTTTTGAAGAAGAGTTTGGTGGCTACTCAGGCAATGGCTGGACAGGTCATTCAACAATCGGAGTTTTGGCTCACGCAATCACTCAGGTTCAAAAGGGCGGATACATACCTTCAGGTTCAGGTATCTCTACTAAATCTCTTGTTTGGGGATATTTAAGCGAAGGACACCACGGCGCTAAAGTTTGGCAAGAATATGTAGGAGAAAAACCAACCGAGGTTGAATACGAGAAGGCTAGAGAGTTAATCGAATACGGCAAGAATTTTGAAGGCGAATCTAGTTACGCTGAAAATGTCAGAATTGTATGTGGTTTGGAATATCAAACTTACAGCACAGTTGGAATTTTGGTTTCGATTATCAAAGCCAAGCAAAAGAGCCAAGAGCAGGAAGTTGCCCGTCAAGAGGCTAAGGTTTACAAGGCTGAACAGTTCGCCCCAACTGGCGAGCGCATCGAATTGGAAGTTACAGTTCTCAGCGAAAACACCTTTGAGACTCAGTTTGGCTGGACAACTCTTTATACCTTTGCAAGCGGTGATTACCAATTCAAGTGGTTTGCCTCTAATGGGACAAAGTTAGAAGTGGGCGATAAAGCGGTTGTTAAGGGAACAATTAAAGGCTCTGATGAGTACAAGGGAAGTTTCTCAACATTGCTTACTAGATGCAAGGTTCTCCAAATTGCAGAAAAAATAGCCTGATACACTAGACCTACTGTGCGCTAGTCGCCCGAGTTTTTCGTCTCTTCCGTGTCCGAGTGACCTGACGGTCACTTGGGCTATCTATGTGCCGTCACGGAGGAGGTTTGAATGACTCGTTATAGAGTCTTGCAGGGTATTGATTACCCACCAAACAAACGAGTTGAGGCTGGAAAAATTGTTGAAGATTTACCAGCAACCTCGGTTAAATGGCTTTTAGAGTCAGGCATTATTGAAGATGCCGATAAGCCAACAAAGAAAATCGAAGAGCCTGTTGTAGAAGAACCTAAAACCGAACCAGTTGCAGAACAACCTGCCGTTGAAGACGGTTTTGACCCTGATGCCAAAGATATTGATGGCGATGGTTTTCTCCAAGATGGCACCCCATTTCAACGCCCAGTTGAGGAGAAATAATGCCTACTTTTAGCCATGGTAAAAATGTCAATGTCTTCTTAGATGAGTTTGATTTTTCTACTTATTTTAATGATGTAAGTGCTTCAACAAGCGTAGACACAGCCGAAACAAGCGCTTTTGGAACAAGTGCTAAGACCTATGTTGTGGGTCATCGAGATGGAACAGTCTCACTTTCAGGAATGTTTGAGGGTACTGCCTCTACTGGAACAGATGAATTTTTTGATAGTGCCTTGGGTGCATCAACAAAAACTTTAGTAATTGTTGCTCCAAGCGGTCACTCAAATGGTGCAGGAGCAATCTTGCTACAAGCCGACGATACATCTTATGAGGTCTCAAGTGCCATCGCAGATGTTGTCCAAGCAAGCGCAGAATTCCAATCAACCGATGCAGTAGAACACGGAAAAATTCTTTCTTCAGGTTCAACTGTTTCGGCTACTGGAAACGGAACTAGCGTAGATAACGGAGCCTCTACCGCAAACGGTGGAGCAGGTTTTCTATCAGTTCCAGTAAATACACGCAATGGAAACATCACAGTAAAAATCCAACACTCAGCAGATAACTCAACTTTTGCTGATTTAGTTACTTTTACCGTGGTGAGCAGTACAACCAAAACTTCTGAAAGAGTTGAGGTTGCTAGTGGTACAACAGTAAACAGATACCTACGAGTGAATTACACAGTCGCAGGTTCAACAGGCTCGGCTACCCCTGTGGTGGCTTTTACTAGGAGGTAAAAAACAATGCCTACATTTCGTCATGGTAAATCCACCGTATTCAAAGTAGATAACTCAGGTGGCACACTTACCGATATTAGCAATACCCTTACCGATGTTTCATTCCCACAATCAGTAGACACAGCCGAAACCAGCACTTTTGGTTCATCAGCGAAGTCTTATGTTGTTGGATTATCAGATGCAACATTCAGCATCTCAGGAAACTTTGATGCAACAGTTGATGCTCACTTGGCTGGAATTCTTGGTCAAGCGGCTTCAGTTTCTTTCGAGTATGGTCCTGAAGGTTCAACTGCAACTTACACCAAATACACAGGAGAGTGCTACCTAACCTCTTACGAGAAGAGTGGTGCAATCGGCGATGTAGTGACATACTCAGCAGAGTTCCAAGTGACAGGTGCAGTAACACGAGGCACCTACTCATAATAGGAATTGTTTGGAAAAAACTAAATAAATTATCGTGACCAACCTAGTGTCCCAAGGAGAAAAGTATGACTGATTTACGGGGAAAGATATTTGAAGCAGACGATATTACGAAGGAATTACTAGAAGTCCCTGAGTGGGGCGTAACAGTAGAAATTCGTTCTATGACGGCTGGACAGAGAGCAACTCTTACTGAAGGAGTTACCTCCGCTGATAAAGTTGATGTTTCTAATATGTATGCAAAAACTGTAATCGCAACTGTATTTGACCCTACAACTGGATTACCAATCTTTACCGAGAATGACCGTGAGGCAATTCTTTCAAAGAATGGTGCAGTCATTGAGCGTTTGGCAACAAAGGCTCTTGGCAGTTCAGGTCTTAGTGATAAGGCGGTAGACCAAGCACAGGCTCGATTTCCTCAAGAATCCTGAGAGACGGTTTCTTTTCGAAATTGCTGAAAAGTTAGGACGGACGGTGGGTGAACTTCTTTACGGAAGTGGCTCCCACCGCCCTCTTAGCAGTATGGAATTAACTGAGTGGAACGCTTTCTATGTCTTAAAAGAAAAAGAAAGAGAAAAAGCCGAGAGAAGAGCAAAGGCAAGGAGATAAAACATGGCTGAGTCACCAACCATGGAAGTCCGTGCTCGCCTTACTGCGGACTCTGCTCAATTTACAAAAGGTTTAGAAGAGGCTCAAAGAAGCGCTCAAAGTTTTCAGGGAGCGGCGTCTAAACTTAATGCAAGTCTAAATGCGCTTGGTGCTGTCGCCGCTGGTACTGCAATTAGTTTAATTGTTTTTGCTACAAAATCATTCAAAGCGGCGGCTGAAGTTCAAGAGTTAGATATTGCTTTACAGGCTATCGGTAAATCAACTCGATATGGATATGCCCAACTTGCTATCGCATCTGAAGAAATTCAAAATGTTGGATTATCTGCGGTGGCTTCTCGTAAGGCAATTATTAAATTGGCACAATCAAATGTTGATTTGAGTAGTGCAACTGCATTAGCGACTATTGCTCAAGACCTATCTGTAACAGCAAGCGTCAATTCGGCGGATGCTTTGAATTCTTTAATTTTTGCTATTACAACAGGTCAAACAAGAATGTTGCGTCAAATTGGTATTACTGCTGGAGCAACAGAAGCCTTTGCTATTTATGGGCGGACAATAGGTAAAAGCGCAAGTGACTTAACTATGGCTGAAAGACGCCAAGCGGTTCTTAATTTAATTCTGAGAGAAGGAACTAAAGTTCAAGGTGCTTATGCTTTAGCAATACAAAGTCCTTCTCGAGCATTAAAAGAAATGGGCGACCAAACTAGAAGACTGCAAGAAGCACTTGGATTAAGATTACTCAATGCTTTTAGTGCGTTAATTTTATCTACTCTTGAATTGCGTACTAAATTAGCAAGAGCCTCCGAGGGTACTGGTACTTTTTCCAAAGTGCTTGATGCTTTAGAAAAAGTATTAACTAAATTAGCAACTCCATTTACAACTTTAACAACCAATATAGGAAACTTTATTGAAAGAATTGATAAAAGTAAATTAAGTGTTAATGAAATTGCTTCGACTATGGAAAAAGTATTGCCTATTGCGGCGGCATTTGCTACTTTCTTTGGTATACGAGCAGGTAAATCTTTAGCGCAAGCGGCGCCTTTCTTCGAAGGATTTTTCTTACAACTATCAAGATTTAATTTGGTTTTCACAACATTTGTTTTAGCCGTAACTTCTCCTCAATTAAGAGGAGCAATAGGACAATTAGTTACTGCTTTTGCGCCACTTGTACCAGCAATTCAAAAATTAAGTGTTGTATTTGCAAACTTATCTGCTTTAGCAATCGGTGTAGTTGCAAAGGCTATAAGCACAGTCGCATCGATAGTTCAAAGAATTACAAGTTTATTCCAAAATAATGCAAGAGCCACACAAATTCTTGTTATAGCCTTCACGGGAATTGCTACTGCAATCGGTCTTGCAACCGTAGCCTACTATGCCCATGCGGCGGCTCTTAAAATAGTCACCTTTACTCAGGCTCTTTTGCAAGTTGCAACAACTTTATTGAGTGGAGCGCAGTTGGCAAGTATCGCCTCCACCAACGGTCTAGCGGCGTCAATGCTTAGACTTAATGCAGTTATAGCGGCTAACCCAATTATGCGAGCAGTTTTAATAATTGGTGCTTTAGTGACAGCCCTTGTAGTTGCTTACAAAACATCTGAGAATTTTAGAAAAGTTGTTGGCATGGTATTTAACTTTGTGGCTAAAGTTGTAATTACCGTCCTTGGTTACATCATTCAGTATTTTGGTTATGTATTAAAAATGTTGGCTTCAGCAATGAGAACATTTGGAGGCTTTGCTGAAGTAGTAGCAAAAGTATTTGAGTTCATAATAGATGTAATTCTCACTTGGGTTAAGTTTGTATTGACTTCATTTAAGAATGTTATTGATGCTTTTGTCAATCTTATGGAAACAAACGCAACTCTCTATAAAATTGTAGTTGCCGTGTTTAATGGTATTTTGCGAGCCATTGCTCTAGCAGTTACAGTTATCGTTACAAACTTTGCCAACATCTTGAAGGCTATTGCTACTGGTATCTATTTCTTTGAAAGATTATTAGATGTAGCCAAGACTATTGCCAAGGGAGTGATTGGCGCATTTTTGGCTTTAGGTAAAGGTGTAGTTAGTGTTTTTGCTAAGGTTGCAACTGGTTTAGGTGATTTCTTAGATAACGCATTGACAACAGTAAAAGAATGGGTAAAAAAAGTAACTGCCCCATTGATGAAAATTCCTATTGTTTCTACTGCGGTAAATGCGGCTATTGGCACCATAAGTGGTATGGCGGAATTTGCAAGTTCAAAACTTGGTGGAGTTGCCAAATCAATCACAAATTTATTTAGTGCATCTGATGATGGTGGTGCAAAATCAGTTGATGCAATAACAGGTGTATCTAAAACTTTAATTAAGAACGCTAAAAGTTGGGGCAATTATTCTGAAGGTGCGGCTGGCGCCATTTCGGATGTTGCAAACAAAATGCTTAATTTTAATGAGAAGGTTGTTGATTTAGCGGCAAAAGATAACGGCACAAAAATAGTTGAGGGTTTAATTGCTGGTGCTAAAAAAGTATCACCACTTCTTGAAAAAATGATTGCTGGATTAGGTACAGCAATTAAATTTGATTTTGCTGGAACCGTAGGCAAATTTATTGAAGAGATGGCTAATAAGGCTGATGAGGCGGGTGACAAGTTAATTGAGTTCGGCAAGAACATGGTTATCTTTGCTCAACAAACAGATTTTGCTGGTGAACTTGGTGACTTTATTGGAAATATCAGAGAAAGTCTTGAGGAAGGTCTTGGCTTCGGCGACATTCTCAAAAAAGAAAAAGAAATTGCAGAGGGCATAAAGGCTGGCGGAATTGACGAGGGCGCTCTAAATGACATACAAAATTCAGCCGATTTGATGAAAAAAATTCGTGAGGCTATGAAGGCTGGTATTGAGTCAATGAGCGATGTTCTTAAAGACTTACAACAAGCGGCTAAAGATTTTGCTGATTCTCTTAAAGACACAATCTTAGGTTTTGCTGGACTTAAGGGAGTAGAACTACCTGACGGATTTATTCCAAAGGCTAAATCTCTTATTGAGAATATGCAAACAAGACTTAATAAGAGCAATCAGTTCGCTCAACAAATAAATCAACTTCAGGCTTTAGGACTTGACGCAAAAGCAATTCAAGATTTAGTTGAATCAGGACCAATCAAGGGTGCTCAACTAGCGGCGTCAATCCTTGGCGGTGGCGCAGAGGCTATTGCACAAATAAATGAAATTCAAAGAGCAATCAATATAACTGGTGCGGCTATCGGTAAATTTGGTTCCGAGGCGGCGTTTGGACAAAAAATTTCAAATGCTCAAATGAAACTTGCTCAAGTTACAGATGCAGAGGCAAGAATTTCGGGAGTAAGCGGAAATAACATTGTTATCGAACAAGGTGCTTTTGTGGTCAATGTCGATACAACTGGTGCTACCAGCCAAGATGAAAAGGCTGACATTATTACTCAGAGAATTCAAGAAACATTCGCTATATTGGCAAAGGAGTTGGCTAACAAATAATGGCTACCTATGTACTTCGCCCTAACGCAAACTGGAATAATGCTTCGGCTTTTACCATCTCAGGTGGTTCAGGTTCAGTTCATGCGGCGCTCGCCGATTCAAGCGATAGCACTTACATCACCCGTACTAGCACAACAGTTCCAGCATCTTATGAAGCAGAGTTCGGGACACAGACTCTTGCGGCTACCGAAAAGGTGGCTTATGTAAATCTTCGAGCAAGAGCAACTATTGGAACAACAGGTTCAATCGAGTTAAGCCTTGGTGTTATCACAGACCGAAATGGTCGTACCGTAAGTTATTCAGTTCCTTACTCAAAAGCAAACACACTTGCTTTGACCACTCTTGATACTGCTCTAAAATTAACCACCGCTCCAAACGGTCAGGCTTGGAGTCAAACTTTAATTGATAATCTAGTTGTTAAATTTACAGACAATGCAACAGCAAGTGGTGACCGTGCAGGTCTCTATGAGTTATTTGTAGATGTAATTACAACCGCTCAGCCTTCAGTTACCGTAACTGCACCTACTGGAACTGTTACCGATACAACTTTTCCTTCCGTAACTTGGACTTATGCAGATACAGACGGTGACCCTCAAAATGCTTATGAGATAAAAGTTTTTGATTCCACAACTTATAGTGCGGGAACATTTAGTGCAGATACATCCACGCCAACTGTTCAAACTGGTGTTGTTACTTCTAGTAACGACGGTCAAACTTTAGAGGCAGATTTGGCTGATGGAACAACATATCGTGCCTATGTACGAGTTGCTCAATTATTGAACGGTTCTAATTACTTTAGCGATTGGGCTTATAGTCAATTTACTATTGATGTTGATGCTCCAGCCACTCCTTTAATTACTGCATTTTATGATTCTAATGTAGGAGCAGTTACTCTTACTGTTTTTGGAAGAACAAACTTTTTATCTCCTAATCAAGCGTCTCTTGAAACCAACACAACAGGTTGGGCGGCGGTTACAAATTGTGCAATCGCTCGCTCTACTGCTCAAGCCTCAGTTGGTAGTGCCTCTTTAGAAATTACAGCAAGTTCTAGTGGTGATGCAGTTGCCTCAACTACAACAGCAACAAAATTTGCAGTTACAGCCAATCAAGAGTTTTCTGCTATTGCTGATTTCAAAGCAGGTACAACAACTCGTTCAGTAGCAGTTGGAATTAGATATTTGAATACAAGTGGTACGACAATTAGTACAACTTATGGAACATCAGTTAGCGCTACCAGTTCGGCTTTTGTTACAGCAAGTGCTACCGTTTTGGCACCACCTACCGCAACACACGCACAGGTATTTGTAAAGATTACAAACGCTGGTTCGGCTGAAGTATTTTATGTAGATAAAATTGCGTTCCACTCAGGAGATACCCCAGTATTTACTAGGGGTGGATTTAGTAATTTTGTTTTTGATATTGAGCGTTCTAATGATAGTGGTTCTACTTATTCAGCAGTTCGTAATAGTCCAGTAACGGCAGACTCAACACAAATTGCTGAGTTAAATGATTATGAAGTACCACTAGATGCAACCGTAAATTATCGTGCGAAAGCGAAGGCTGATATTTAATGGCAACAATTTCTTCGGGTTATACAACCACCGTACCAATTCAAATTACAAATCCTAAGCAATGGTCTTTTACTGCACCCGAAAGTCCTACAATTCAAATTACGGGTATTGATGTTTTACAACCGTTGAATTCTTCTATTGTTGAATCTTATGGTGTATTCAAACCTTTAGGCGCATCTAAGACAGTTGTGGTTTCACAATCAATCTATGGCATTGATGGCACTTATGAGTTTGTTACTACTGGAAAAACCGAATGGGATAAGTTATATCCTGTCTTGGTTTATCAAGGAACGCTTCATGTCCATGACCCACTAGGTCGTCAAAAATATGTACGCTTTGTAGATAGGAACTGGACGGAATCAGGAAACATTAACTCTTTAGTTCGTAGAGTTAAGGTTACTTACTACGAGGTCGGAGCACCGTAATGTATCCAGTTTCCGCTGACTTCAAAGAGGCAGTTCGGAAATCTCATTCCACAACAGTCAAAATTGAGATTTACGACATGGCTAACGGAACTATATTGAGTACAGCCTCTCCAATTAGCGGAGAAGTAACTATTGATAATCGTCGCTCAATCCGCCGTGAATGTACTTTAGAGTTCGTTGATACAGATGGCACTTTAGTTCCAACAAATAATATCTCTTCAGTCCTTCTTCCCTATAACCGTGAGGTAAAGATTTATAGAGGAATTGTCTTTCCTGATGGAACTGAAGAATTAGTTCCGCTTGGGGTTTTTGTTATTACTAGCGTTGATATAACTGAAACCTCCCAAGGAGTTAAAGTTGCAATCAAAGGTTCAGACCGTAGCCTTATCTTGGCTCGAGCAAAATTTACTAATCATGAATTTTATATTGAAGCGGGAACGGCAAAAGAAACAGCCATTGAACAAATTTTGAAATACCGTTATCCAAAAGTAAAAACTATTTTTCCTGCTACAAATCAAATAACAACTTTGTTATACCCAACTCTCGACCAATCAAGTGACCCATGGCGTGAGGCTTTGAAAATTGCAGAGTCGGCATCAATGGATTTATATTTTGATGAAAACGGTATTGCTCGTATGAGACCAATACCTGACCCTGATAAGGGTAGTGCTGTTGCTACTTATACCGATGGCGAGGATTCAGTTCTGCTTCAAATTGCTCGCTCTCTTTCAGTTGATGAGTCATATAACGGAGTTATTTTTACAGGAGAAGGAACCAATTTAAGTCTAGGAGTTATTGGTGAGGCTTGGGATGATAACCCTGCATCTCCAACTTATCGCAAAACTTATGGTGAAGTTCCATTATTCAAATCCTCTCCTACCGTTCTTACAGTTGCCGAGGCACAAGAAGCGGCGTCAGCCGAATTAAAAAAAGTTATTGGCGCATCAGAAAAAATTACATGGGACCAATTAGTAAATCCTGCTCATGATGTTTATGATTTAGTTAAGGTGACCCGTTCTCCAGTAGGCGTAGATAAGGTTATGATGCTTGATGCCATATCTATCCCATTAGCGGCTAGTGGCACAATGAACGCAATCGGAAGAAGTAGGAGATTCTGATGGACTTAAGTTATTTAGTAAATCAAATTAAAGCCAGCCCTCAAGGTTTGCGTTTGCGACAAGGCAAGGTAATTGTCGTCAATTCCGATAGAACTATGGATGTACAAATTGCTGGCGACACAAACACTTTGCCATCAATTAGATACCTGAGTAACTATGCTCCTAAACCTGATGACCAAGTTTGGCTTTTTAACTCAGGGGCAGATTTACTTGGTTTTGGAATGGTGGCTGGAGCCGATAGAACTCTTGCCCCAGTTGCTTATAGAACCACCGCTTTAACAGTTACAAAAGATACAAACACCTATATTTCTTTCCAAGCAGATAATTCAGATGGGTGGGGATGTTGGACAGTCAGCGACCCTACAAAACTTACAATTCCCGTGACAGGCAGATATATGGCTACCGCCTCTGTTTTATGGGAAGGACAAAATGGCGGATATTGTGCTGTTTTTATTGAGAAGGGAACTCAAGAGATTGCTAGGCAAGATGGTGAACTAACCACCAAACAGCATGGTTATCACATGAGTGTTACCTCAGTACCGATAACTTTTACAAAAGGTGATTATGTCCGTATGGGAGTTCATCATGACCATAACCCTGATAATGATTTAATTCTTAGTTCAGGAG